CTCCTCCACCCATAGGTTCAGGGTATGGACGCTGAATGTGAGGGCGACGCGGGTGACGACGACGAGGCTCATGGCCTATTGGTCTTACCATACCTATGTCAAAAGTGCGCCCGATGTTGCCTATGCCTGTGGGTGCAGCTATGGGAATTCCATAGTTGTCAGAGGGAGACATCACGTCTATCGCAGGCCCGGCGTGGGCCGGATCGAAACCGGGGAACTTCGCTCCTGCGTCCGAGGCGATCTGCTGCTGTCGTAACCGCTCCATCTGTTCCCTAAGTCCGCCAAGTCCGCCAAGTCCGGCACCGAAAATACCGGCGGATAGTGAAGAAGGAGAAGGACGCCGCTTGCCAAAACCGTAATCATACGCTATCGAAGTCATATCTAGCTCGTCTCCACGCCAAATATGCTGAAACTCATATCACCCGAACTTGCGTATACACTGATCACGTCATCATCACTCAGAGTTATGCCAACAATAATAAATACCGTATCGTTGGCAGCGACAGACTTACCGTAATAGATGTAATGCTTATTCTCTACGGATGCGCCCTTCGGACGGACGGCCACCCTAAAGGTTAGTGCCCCGCCTGAGCGATTGACTGCGGCAATTGAACTGACCGTAGTCTGAGTGTCTTCAGGTACGGTATACAGATCCGTATCCGTTGTAGCACTCGGTGCTAATTGCCCCAATACTTTTAAGTTATCAGCCATTACTAGCACCAAGCAACAAAAATTGATATTTGCGTAATGCTAGTGAAGCATCTTTATCGTCTTGCGTCTTCACAGAATATATATCACTACTAACATCTTGGAAATTTTGTTCAATCGTTCTGCGTGAAATACTTTCGTCCCTCTCTTCATACTCCAATGGCGCAGAGTTGAGTGGTCGGTAAGTTTTAAGTGTCATCGTCTACCATCCGTTCTTCCGTCAATTCGTACATATCCTACGCGCCATCCATAGCCTGAACCCGTACTTTGCACCTTCATTGCTACCTGTCTTGCCCGTCCACGGATGAACGATTGGTCCGTACTGGACGTTACCGTGGCACTCGCAATCTCGGACTGCGATGCGCCCGGATAGTCATGACCATTCAAGCTCACCGTGACTTCGTTACCTGAATCCGCATCCCTGAACTGAATGTCAGGTATCATCCGGTTCAGGAACCAGAACTGGTCCCCTTCGCCGAGGTCCATATCGCCCGTCTCGATATACGCGGTCATGGCCGAACCGTCATCGTCGTGCCCGTTCTCATGGCTATAAAGAACATTGGGGCAGATCGCCGTCCCAAGGGACCCTCCGCCCGAAGCCGTAGATGTAGCAACGTCGCCCAATGTAATTGTGTAGGTATCTGCGTCGGTAATCGAAGCAACCGTATGCTGATCATTCAGAAGGAGCGCAGTAAAGCCGCCAACAGCGGACACATTATTTAGTATGATCTCATCATCGGCAGACAGGCCATGGCTCGTCTGGGTTATCGTTACGGTGCCCGTAGTGTTGCTTGTAGTTATTGGGTCCGCGCCCAACGCAACGGTTCGTATAGAAGAAGCGAGGGGATATGTCTTGGTGGCCGCATGACTCCATGCACCCCGAACCAATGTCCCTACATACCAGACCTGTTCGTCATAATTGAAGATGACGTACCTGTCATTCTCGCCATTACCAGACTCGGACGGATACATCCATATAACTTCGGAGAAATCTGTATTGGACCCGCATACAACCTTGAAAGATTGACTGAGATCGAAGTCGTCGAACACCGTACTAAGGACAGGGCACGGAAGTCGCTGTGCTGTTCCCGTGTAAGTATAGAAGGCTCCACGGTCCATAAAGAATACGGTTCCGTTCGCATTCACCGCAGCATTCGGAGATATCATGGACATCCCCTTGGCTACCTCATTAAACGAGAAGTAGTAGGGACTGCCGACATAACTCATGCTGACAATACCGCAATCGGTCCAGATCAGGATTTCCTTACGAACCCGTATGCCGCCAATGATCTCTGAGCAGGACGACAGCTCTTGACCACCTGCACTGTTCGTTGATAGCGGCTGCCACTGTGCCGCATTCTCTGAAGTAGACCAGCGAACAAAGAGCGGATTGATCGTACTCGAACCAATGGGGTTACAGCCAAGAGCAACAACATGCCGACCTACATCCGATATCATGACTTGCGTGGCAGCAACGGGAGTGTAATAAACGCCAGCCTTATAAACAGCGGACACACTAGATCCACCTCCAGATACTCCTCCAGATGTTGGATTTGACCCACCAATGTCTGCTGTCCAAGTGGTCTTGGTGGGGGTAGACGCAATTGTCATTTCCACATTAAGTCTGCTTGCGGTAATCCCATCCACTGTAGCATCGACGCCGGAAATCGTTACCGTATCGCCTACACCTGCGCCGTGACCACTCACATCTTTTACCGTAATAACGGTAGACCCGCTGGTAGTCGTAATAGGGTCAGTACCAAGCGTTATCGTTCTGCGCGTAATATCGCTCAGGGCTACCGCAGCATTTCCGGTGCCATTGCTTTCGTCCCAGTAGTAGATGTCGCCCTGTCTCGGATTGGCGATCATGTCATCGCCGAAGTTTTCTATCGACCAGATACGCAGTTGGTTAGATTGACCTATCCCCTCCACTGACCCGAACCCGCCACTACCCCAGCCAGAAGCACCCCAACCAGAACCCGCAACATAGGTATTTAGGCCCGTATTGATTTGATATGCGGCTGTTACGCTTGATCCGCCAGCCGCCGTGTCCGTAGAGGTTGCCTTGGCATCGCAGATAACCCGGTACTTCGTCGTCGGGTTCGCGTCGCTCGGGTCTCCAAGGGCAACAATACGATGCTCTTTGTTAATATCGCCCGTCCCTATTCCACCCGAAGCATCCGCACCTGCCAGTGTAACATAGTCCCCCTGTACCGCATTGTGTGCAGAAGGACTCGTGATTGTGATGACCGACGTTCCGCTGACCGTAGCTATTGGGTCAGTGCCAAGTGTATCGGTGGCCCGGACAGGAGTTATATCGTAATAACTAGCACCATAATTGAGGTACAACTTCAGGTTGGTCCCTACGCCGATATACGCGCTACCGTCGTCAGTGACCCAGTCATGAAGTTTTCTGGAGGCTCCCAGAAAGCTCGAAGTGACGTACCTGACCCACCCGCCGATCTTCTCGGCGAACCCCTTACGGAATCGCACCTTATCGGAATCGTACCAAGTACCCTCTGCGGAATACCTAGTACCGTCCGTGAAAAGGCCCGGCTTGGGAGATATCTTCGTAAACGGCATGAACGCTAACCCTCGCTGATACCGCCAGCATTGCCAACTATCAGATGCGGCACCGGATCATCAAGATCCCCACCCAGAACATCTCTGCCATCGATCCCAGCAGCCATTAACGCAAGTTGGAGTTGTGATTGAGATTCTTGCACTGCGACAAGGAGTTGTTTGATCAACTCTGCTTGTGGGGCAGAAAAATCTATCCTCACAGGCTCGGGTGTTGCCGGAGCGTTATCCTGTTCCCTTACTAACGCTGGCGATGCGCTCTTTGAGGTTTGCTGTTTCTGTTTCGACTGACGCGAGGCGTTCCCCATGTTTATCCACCTTCTCATCTAGACGGTTAACAATACGTTCGATTTGCATTAGGGACTGTCTGGCCCCATTCAGTCCCGCCCTCACCCCACCATAGGCCGCACCTGCGGCAAGTGGAGCAGCGAGAACAGATATTATATTTGTCATACTAAGGTCCATAACTATTTACCTGTCACGCCACGCTCGTTGTACGAAGTACATCTATTCATCGTCATCGTCGGGCTTTTCTGGCTCAAGGATCGGACGACCATCATCGTCGGTCCATGGCGTTTCCATAATGTGCTGATCCTGACGTTCTGCCACGACCATCCACGAAACCGTGTCGCTCGAATCGGTGTCCTGACATTCAATCGTGAGCGTTCCACCCTCGACAGAACCTCTTACACCGTCCCAGCCCGTATCATTTTGAATCCATGCCTGCGGATCTCTACACAGTAGCTCCCACGTTCCATCGGTCATTCCTGCTTCCTCGTCCAAATCTACCTGAACCCAACCGGACGAAAGCGTGGCAGTTCCCCGATATATCAAATCCGCCCTTGGTCCCTCAATGAAACTATGGACCAGATGGTGCGTGTCGTTCATCAATGGGAGCGGGTGGTCGATCTTAAAGGAGCCGGACCCCTTGGAGAGTGCCCCTGCTACCGTGGCCCCAGAACTTGTCAGCGTAAGCGACACCGTAGCGTCGGCACTGAAGATCATGTCGTTAGCAGAATGCCGATACTTGATGATGCCACGATATTCATCATCGCCGGTTGTTCCATCAGCGAAATGGATCACTCCATTGCTTGAAGTACCGGAGGCGATGGTCATTCCCGTAGCACCAGACGTATAGAGAACTAGATCGTCTGCACCCGCCTCATAGCCGGAAGGGGCTGTCGTTCCAATTCCTACCCTACCGCTCGAATCTATAACCATCCTGTTGGAATTACTGACCCGAAATGCCATTGACGAGTCGCTATTATTGTACTTGACCCCAGCGACCTCCAGTCCGTCCTTGTCACCAAGCAGAATACCGGCTTCTTCGGCAGAACCCGAACCAACCGAAATATAGGCTGAAACCCCGGAACCCGAATTACGCTGAAACGTAGCAACTGATTGGGATGCGGGACTCAACGCACCCTCTCCGCTATTTGCTATAACGTGCAGATATTGGCTGTCGAGCGGGCTGGTGGTATTTATGCCAACAACATCATTCGATACATCGACAAATAGGATTCCCGAATCGACATTCAGGTCGCCCGCCATCGTGCTTGTTCCAGATACATCCAGCGTACCGTTCAGATCAACAGCAGTAGCGTTTAATTCAATTTCGTCGGTAGCATTGATATCAAGGACGGTTGCACTAGGAGCGTTGATGTACTGGGATGAGTCGTTGAATTGAAGCTGCATTGTGGAATTCAGCAGCAATCCGGTATCGGCTACATGGGTAAGAGTAACATCCGTATCTGCACCAAAGCCCAAAACTCCGGCATCCGACAACAATGTTAGATCATCACCTACCGTAGCATCGGCAGACATCGTGACATTGCCAGTCAAAGTGCTTGTCCCTGACACATCCAAAGTGCCGTTCAAGTCAACGGCAGTAGCATTCAACTCGATTTCGTCGGTAGCGTTAATGTCGAGAATTGCGTTACTGGGCGCATTGATAAACTGTGACGAGTCATTGAACTGAAGCTGCATTGTGGAATTAAGGAGCAACCCAGTATCAGCCACATGGGTAAGATTTACATCGCTATCCGCGCCAAAGTTTAGAACTGCCGCATCTGACACGAGAGTTAGATCATCGCCTACACTGGCATCGCCGCTCATCGTGACAGCACCAGTAAGCGTACTCGCGCCAGCCACGGTCAGGGTGCTGCTCAGTTCTAGGTCGGCAAACGCATCCAGAACAGCCGCACCAGACCCGGCACCATCCGTAAAGATTGCCGAAACCTTGCCATTGCCGATTGTAATGTTGGCCCCTGAACCCTGACTGATAATGATATTTTGAGAACCACTTGTCGCATTCTCGATAATCCAGAGTTTGTTTATCGTGTTCGGTGCCAGAGTAATGGTGCAGGCAGAATCCAATGTGCCCGTATACTTCAGGTATATGGCCCTGCCTTCGTCAGCCGAACCATTTGCTATAGTAGTAGTATGCGTATCTGCATTGGTTGTAATGGCTTCGGTACCGGAACCAAAAGCATCTGCTATAAGCTCTAAATTGGTATTTGTCGTGGTGCCCCAAGTGCCTGACTCGTCACCTGTCGCAATCTCCGTCAGCCTTAGATTGTTGACATAATCCGCCATGTTTCGTCCCTAGCCCCTAAAGTGTCCAAGTCCATATATGAACCAACAATGGACCTGCAATGTTCATAATGCCATCGATTCCCCACCCACTGGGAACCTTCCACTTGCCTTCCGTTTTTTCCTTTGCGTTTTGACGCCAGTTCCCCCAACCCCTCACAAGATAATATAGGAGTGCGGCAGCCGACCCCATCTGTGCCATGTCCGCCGAACTTTCCGGCAATACCATTCCCCACAATACGAAGTAGCCTGTCATCAACAAGGCCACGAATATGTGGGATACCCAAACCATCCACCGGGAGCCGCCCTTCAAGAATCTTGGCAACCACGGCCAAATAAACCTACTGAACCACCTATCTATCCTAGCAAAATTATCAATAATCGAAGCCCAAATAAGAAACAGTACATGAAGAACCAAGACCACCATGGATATTGTATTCAATTAATTCCTCCAAAGGTATCAGTTAAAAACAGGTTCCCAGCTTGGTGTCTGTGAATCATCTACCTCCGCCCAATTAGGTGTTTGTGAGTCATCTATAATACTCCATACATTTACGCCAGTCATTTCTGCCGTTCCGACGACACCTGTCGGCGAAACTGTTACACCTGTACCAGCAGTTACCGTAACGCTTCCTACCGAGCCTGTCCCGGCCAGTCCAGTAACCGATACAGTTATAAGTAACTCAACGGTTACTGACCCAACTGCACCCGTACCAGCTACACCTGTTACTTCAACGGGAACAGGTTCACCCCAAGTGCCAGAGCCCCAAGTAGAGCGACCCCAGCCTGTTACGTTAGCCATTACGCTATACGGATAATGGCGTTACTCGAATCTGCGGCAGGAAATGCTATTGTGAACGTACCAGCAGTAGCGGTTTTATCTGCTCCAAAATCCAGAACAAGAACCGATGTATCACCACTCGTATCTTCATTGAATATCAATGCACCTCTTGCGGTGATTGTTGCCGTAGTCCATGACGTATCAGCGAAATCGGTAAGGGCTGTCGTCCCGCTAGTGGACGGATCGACCCGCGTAAGACTATTGCCCTTAGCCGAATAATTCGTGCCGCTGACCTCGTTGCTCGTAGTATATGCCGTAGTGGAAGCACCCAGCGATGCACTGCTCGTATAGAGCGCGATCTTAAAGGTGTTTCCACCGGAGTTGAGAAAATTGTGTTTCGCTTCCAACAACTCTTTCTTGAAACTTGTACACATCGCTTGACTGATTGCCATTACAACTTCTCCATGGAGTTAGCTAAATCATTATGACCTGCTGAACGCAGCAGGCTGATCACCTTGGAACGATCCTCCTTAACCGCTTCCTTGATGTAGTAATCGATTGCCTTGTATATCTCTTCCCTGAAGGCCGTCGCCTGTTCTGCAATTTCTGGATGGGACTTATCTCCCACCTTGATAATGTAATCAGTCGCACGTCGTGCCCAGTGTCCTGAAGGCAATGACCCATTGCTGCTCGTAAAGACCGATACGTTTCCCACCTCTCCATTAAAGATCATGATTGAGGTAGCCTGATTGTGCCGTCTCTGTATTCATCTCTGGTCATGCGTCCCTCAGCTTGCATCTTGAGAAGCTGCAATGCCTCTTGATACCTTTGTTGGTACAATTGCATCAAGTCTGCATCACCCTTCATATAGGTATACGCCTCAACCAAACATCCATAGAGTAATGCCGTGTCAGCATTTGTGCCCAACCACGAAGGGCTTGTATCGACAATCGAGGCTGGCTGATAGTAGTAGTGAAGCTCCGTTGTGAAATCGGCGTTTGGCGTAGGTCCGACAATGAACGTATCGCTCGCAAAAATACCGTAGTATTTAGGCACCCCTTCCGTCGATGCGTTCGGATATGTCGCCCTGATAAAGTTCGCGTCCTTGTTAATCAGGAATATCTGGTTGCTCGAACTCGTTATCGACAGCGACAATGGAAGTAGAAAATCAGTCGGCATAGCCAAATACTGATTCCCATCGGTGATTGTACCGGCTACATTCTTGCGATTAACGGGCAGATTAACAGAACGGTAAATCCGTTGTTCGGCCTGTTTAATGAACGTATCTATTGCTGCAACAAAGTTTGTTTCCGTGTTTTGACAGTAATCCTTGATAGCCGCAGTCAGTTCGGCGTAAGTCATGTTGTCACCGTCACAGTCCCCACCTTGCCACGAGCAACAAGGTTGCCCGCAGTATTGGCGTTCCCGTTCCCTACCGGATTAAACGCAAATAGCCTTCTGCTTGTATCTTGCGACGTGTCCGGGCGAGAATCTCTCAGAGCCTGTGGGTCGGCATAATCTCCCAGCCGTCCCAAGAAGTTCTGGGGCTGATCTTTGTCCAACATATTCTTGCCCACCATGAGCCCTGTCATCCGGCCCGCCTTAATCTGCGGCACCAAATCCTTGAGCTTATAGCGAAAACCCGTGCGATCACAGAACCCGAAAGCATATTTACCATTGGCGAACTTAGCCATTAATATCCTCCCGGCACGAAATGAACAGAGGCACGATCACGGTCTTCAGCCTGCGCCAAATCCCACTGAAATTCATATTCGGATTTCAATTCGGAAGATCGGCCAAATGCTTCGGGGTACTTCTGAGAAATCATGTATGCAAGACCAGACACAAGTGGTGGAAGAAAGCGGGCAGGAACATCGGGATCATTCGACCCAACAATGCCCGTGTCTTCAATGCGCCGTATCTGCTGATATGCAAACGTGTAAGCTTTATCAGGTGTGGGCCAGAGATAGGCTACGAGAGCATCGCGCTGCTTATCAATATATATATTTACAGGACGACCCTCTGTCAGCTTATTCGGGATCGTGGAATACTGAGACACACTGAATCTTGTAAGAGGCTGGTCATTTTGTGACGTTCCCGACCCCTCACGAATCCAGTGTTGAATCAAATCAACGGTGTCCGCATCAAGCGTAATAGTAGAAGTGCTTACGGAACACGTCTTTGTCCCCTGCTCAACACACCAGAAGTTAAGTCCCCGATTTGCCCATTCAAGACTCAAGAGATTGAGTGATCGTCGAGCCGTGTCGATATCGTATCCTGTCCTCGACTGAAGACCACATCTCTCAAACGCTTCCTCTATAACCTCTGAAATATCAAGGTTGAATGTCGAGGTTCCCGATGTAGCCATTAGGACTCCTTCGATTTTTTACATACTAAGCTTTGAAAATCTTGTACCTTAACCCCATTCTTTTGATTTGGGGCCAGACGACCGTCACGGACCATTCCTCCGGCCCTCATGCGAGAAAAATCTGCAAGCTTCATATTATTCGTAATTGACTTCTTAATCATCCCGCCAGTCGCATATCCCTCACTAGTCCACTTCTCAGCGACTTCAGGATGCTTCGCCCACAGATATTTTCTCTGCTTCTCACTCTTGAAGGGCATCCCTAGAATGCCTTCCAATTCGGATACTTCTTGGCGATACGGCTAGTATACCCACGCTCATCCGCGTGTTCGGGATAATTTTCAGCAATTCTGCTCGTATATCCCCAAAAATGATCTTCTTCTGCCTTCTTCTCCGCTATCTCCTGAAAGCTTGGAACTTTTGCGGTCGGGTTTCTCGGATCTTCAGCCATTAGTAACTCTTTCTCAGGGCCAACATAACGGTATAACGATCACCGCTTGAGTGCCCTGTAGTAGTAAAGTTTACATCTCCGGTTGGACTGGATGCATTATTGGTGAGTGGCCCAGCCTGCCGGAAATCATAGAAACCGTAGCCACTGAGCGTCCAACAGATAACGTCGGTACTGGCATCCCAAAGAATATCTACAGTCATACCGGAACAATCATACCACATCTGCTGGATTGTTACGCCATCGCAGGCTTTTTCGGTGCCGGATTCGGCTCGAAGGGCGGAAACATCTATCTTGGTCACGGCACTTTCGCCTGAACCATCGGAGATGTTGGTGAACTTCATGACGGCAATACGGTCGCCGTCTTGAATCGTTTGTGAGGTTACTGCGTCAGCCATCAGTTTCTCCCCGCAAGGACAGGGCTCCTAGCCCCGCTTGCAATAGGAGATATGACCACCCACCGGAAGATGGGTGGCCTATCTCAGTTTAACAAATCATCTCCTACTGATCAGCAAAGGCAGGTACGTCTGCACCTTCCTGATAACCCCAAATGATCCAATTCGTTGAATCCTTTGCCAGAATGTTGATTTCAAAGATACCAAAATCTGTCAGGGTTAGCGTAGAGTTTGAGTTGCCGTCAGCATAAACAGACACGTTGTCTGCATTGGAATCCATATGGACGATGCCACCGATGAAGAAATTCGTATCGGAACCTGTATCAAAGATCAGGTTCTGCGCTTCTTCTGCCGCCCCACCGTAAACAAACCTGAACCATATCCCCGCCGTAGGTGACGGAAGAGTGAGTGTCCGGTTTCCAGTGATTGCTGGAACAACATTGATCCTGCCACTATTAGCGGTGGCAGTCAGGGTGGTATCCGCATCGCTAAACGTAACGGGAGTAACCTGCAATCCCGATCCGTCTAGGCTGAATTCCGTTGTGAATGCGCCAGTTGTAGAACTTTTAGATACCACATCAAATCCATCTTCGGACCTGACTGGACCTGAAAAGGTTGTGTTAGCCATAACCGTACCTTCTTACGAAAGGTTTCGTCCTGAAGTCTTCGTAAACGTCTGCTGGGTCAGTCGTCAGGACTATCAATCCCAGTAACTCATAATTAAAGGACGGAAACGATCACCAGCCATACCATGTCTTCCCCAACGGTCATAATGACCGCCTCCGTCCTTCAACTATCTTACGCTCCCGGCGAACCCCAGATCCCTAGTGGGTCGGAGACACCGAAGCTGTACCGCTCGCGAGCCTTATAACGAACATTTCCGGTATCGAAATCACCGTCCATGCTTGTCTCAAGAGCAACACGATTGAAGTGCTTCATCCCATCTGGAACATCGGTCAGAAGGAACCATGCATCCGTATCCGTCAGGAAGTGGTTCACGACCGTACCACCGGGCACAACACCCATGCTTCTTACAGCATTGATGTCGTTGTCGGCGGTTGAAGGACGAAGTTCAGATTTCATCACCCGTGTCGCCACGAACTGCAAGTCGGGCGGGATGACAAGCGTCTGGGGGCGAGCAGCGATCAATAGACCACGCTCATCCGTCCATTTGCCAATCTGGATTACGGCAGCCTCAAGAGAAGTCTCGTTGAGGTCAACAGCAGTAGCTGGACGGTTCGAGTTCGTACCACCCGAAACGAGTGGGTGACCGTCTCCGCCAGTTACGCCATCACTTGATGCCGTAAAGAGATTTACACCGTCGCCGCTCTGAAAAGCGTTGGTGAACCCGTTATTAAGCGGGAATACTGCCTTCACCTGCTTGGTGTGGGCCATGGCGCGAGCCAAAGCCTTGGTGTAACGAGCCGACAGGGAATCGTAGAGATTGTCTTCCATGGCTTCTTCTGTGATAGCAAAGCCCATGGCGACTGTCTCATGATTGTAACGAGCCGTAAAGCTCTCCTGTGCAGCGTCATACGAAATTGCCGACCCTTCATCCTTAACCGGGGCAGCATCGAAGCCCGAAAGCTTCACTTCTTCCTCGAAAGATCTACTGGAACTTTCCGTCTCATAGATCTCGGAATGCTCGTCATCGTACCGTGCATACTCCAATCCAAAGAGTGCGTTAAGGCCCGGAAGTAGTTCCTTGAGAAGTTGTGCTCGTGAAATAGCCATTAGTCAGTCTCCTATACGCCAGTGGCGTTCAAGTAGGAATGATTAGAAGCTGACCCGCTAGAAGCGGCGTTAAACTTCACGATAACATCTGGATATGCATCACTGGCCGTTGTCCCCTTTGGGGGTAGGCTGCTAGGCCCTTCAACGAAATCAATGATACGAAGAGGCAACGTGTTCGTTGTAGCTGGCGTACTACCATCAAGCGCACTCTTGGAGTGGCCGAGAGTGCTACTACCTGCTGTAACGACTATGGATGCATTCAATCCGCGATCCGTAGTATTCATTGCCTCGTCAGCCTGCATTTGAAACACGACGAAAGGATCATCAAGCACATACGCCATCGCATCAGTTGCTGCATTAGATGCAGGCCAGAACTGCGAAAACGTCTTCTGATTTGTTGTTGGGTCTGTATAAGAACAGCCCATGAAGATCCCGACTGCAGTCGTCGCAGTAGTACCAGTATCCTTTGCAATGGTACCATCTGACGCGACCTTACAAAAATCACCGTAAGAAATCTGGGTGCCATACGTCGTAATGATCGGCAGATGTCTCACCTTTCCGGTATAAGACCCGGAACAACTGAGAGAGCCAATCGGTCTAGCCCCATACGGTGTTGCCGTTGTAGCCATAATTACCTCAAGAATAGGTCATGTGACTCTAGCCTCTACTACCTTTGCCAAAAGCCACGCGGGTTTTACGATCAGGCGCAAGAACCGGCATCCGAGGATCGTTCTCACGCATATAAGCATTATCGACGGCTTGCATCTGTGATCGAGCGTGCTGGGCATAATACTGCTGCCTAGCTTCCACTTCCTCTTGCGCTGCCTTACAGAGCAGCAAACCACCGACTTCAATTCCACCTTTCCTTGCCCAGTCCGAATCATGATCACTCATGATCTGCATTTCCGGGTGATCTTCGGCACGAACAGGTTCCCATCCTTCACGAAAACGCTTTGACACGTTCGTGTTGTCTGGATGGCCTACCATAGAAGTTCGTATCCACCGAAACACCCAACCATCTTGCGGCTCAGGGTCTGGAAGAATGGATGCGGGCTCCCACGACCTCTCACGACTCTCGTTTTCACGAGTGTCTAAAGATCTGGGCTCCCTTGGAGCGCGTTTCTCAGCCATTAGGACATCTCCTTAAGAAGCTGTTGTGCATATTGCTGAGGCGTCAGCCCCAAACGCTTTGCAAGCGACACTTGGGTCGAGGTTAACACAACTTTGCGAGGTACCGCGCCATTGTTTCTGGACGCTGGCGCAACCACGGGGCTCGCCTTGCGACGAGGTGCAGTCTCAACAATAACAGAATCTTGCGATGCCGATACGTTGCTACTGAAATGCGCTGGGAAAACTTCTTCCATGCGTTTGTTGATTAATTCATAATACTCTTCCGAAGTAGGGTCAACACCTTCATCGGCAACGAGCTTTTCATGCACACCATACGCAAAGCTCGTCATTTCCTTGTCATTGCCGAACCACGGGTTGGCTTCCTGCCATTCCACGGCCCTTGCATCGGGTTCAGGAACACGAAATTCTTCTTCAGGCTGCTCCCTATGAGCTTGACGCTGTTCAGCCATCACCTGACTTTTCCAGTTATCAATAACCTTCTGCGATACATCCGGCGCAGCCGCTTGAGCCAATTGTGCAGCAGTCAAGTTTTGTTGCGCCACCATAATCTGCTCGGAATCACCAGATTCGTGTGCCTTTTTGTAGTTTTCCTGTGCAACAGCAAGGGCAGCTTCCGCACCATACCGACTTCTTTCCGTCAGGGCCTTTTGTGAATCATGTACCAGTTTGAGCAGCCGCTGATTCTCCCCTTGCAGGTTTTGTGTGTAATTGACAGCCTCAGATGCAAGCCTATCGGACTTTTCCTTGGCTCTACGCTCCTCGTGATACTCCCATTTAAGCTTTTTAATACGTTTTTGGGCACGAGACCCTAGCTGAGACAGTTCATCGTCCGACAATTCCACATCATCGTCCACTTTTTTCGCTGCGGGGACTCTTTGGTCCTCGCTTGGGCGATCATCAACGACTTCAATGTCGATATCGTCGGTAACCGTCAGTTCCTCACCCTCTGAATTCGATTCAGTAGGCGTGATGGTCGTCCTTACGCCCAGAAATTTGTCTTCGCTGCTCATTCTTTCGTTTTCTTCGCTCATTTTAGGCCCTCTCTACGCCTCTGGGGTCTTGGACAACCGCTTCAACAGTGTCGTCGTTGATTAAACGGAATTCTTTGCCATGAATTTTGATTCTTGTGCCAGAAAAAGCACGGAATACCACCCAATCGCCCACTTTACAGTACGGTCCAGTAGGAAATCGAGAAAAATTGGCATAGGCATCGGCACCCATGCTTATCACCCAGCCCACCACGGTCGAAATTGACTCTTCATGCTGGGATTTAATGGACTTGATGATGCCACTTTCAGTAGTTTCGGCCACTTCGGGGAGTGCAATCAGCAATTTGTAGCCTTTTGGCTCCGGCAATTGCGTTGCAAGTTGAGGTGACGGCTCTTCTTCCGATCCTTCTTGGGATGGTACTGCTCCGTCATATTCATCTACTGTTTCTGGTGCGAGTCTAGCCATTGCAATCTCTCGTTTTTAAATGTGCGCTCTGGGACAGCGTTATCTTTTACTTACCCACCAACTAAAGTTCTCTAAGTCTCTCCTCAATATCTATGATTTCGCGCTCCGTCCATGCAAGACCCTCTATCATACCACATATCTTACGGTATTCCTCTATATTCTGAGCAGAACCTACCGCCAGATGGTCTGCCAACTCGTTCATTTCATCTCGAATCTTTTTTCTGAGTAACGACAGGACGTCTTCACTCACTCTTTTCTTCCTTTGCGACTTCTAGTCCGAATTTCATTGCTTCCAACTCCTGTGAATACTCGAATTTTTGTTGGTCCTGCTCGGCCTTTAGTCTTAATTCCTCTTCTTCCAGTGACAATTCGGCAACATCTATCTGCTGCTTGCTTGCAAGCTTCTCTCTTTCAAGGGCCAGTTCTGCTGCACCCTTCTCTTGGCTGGCAGCAAGCTTCTGTTGCTCAAGCTGCTGCTTCGCTGAATCGGCCTGCTGTTTCCGCTGGACTTCCATTTCGCGGATACCAAGTTCGCGTTCCCTCTGCTGAACGATAGGATCTTCCTGCATGGCAGCATTTTCGGCTGCCTGTGCTTGTTGCTGTTTCTTGCCCAGCATTTGGTCGGCAGCGTCGGCCACCAAGGTGCTGAGACGTTTTTCCATATCTTGGGGCAGCGGCTCGCCGAACGGCGGAAGCTCCACGCCAAGCTCTGTTTCGATCTGATCCCTGAATATGAACGCCAGATGTTCGCGTACATGAGCATCGAGTGCGCCTGATATTGCGCCGCCCATGGGACTGTTCTGCATTTCCTGACCCATCTGCGGATCGTTCTTGAGAACCATATGAACACGCATATGCGCTTCATGATCCTGATACTCGAACGCCTTGACGGGTGCCTGAGTGAGCATGTCCTGATTCTCGCTGACAGGATCTTTCGGTGGTACATCGTCAGGCTGTGGCACGACCTTATCGGCGTTGGGAACACCAATTAATTCCATCATCTGTCGATGCAGCAGCGGCAGGTCATACAAATTCGGTGCCTGTGCTGCCAGTTGCAATGCCGCCTGATACTGCATTATGCGTTGAGCCATCGTACTTGCATTCGGATCGGATACCGGAACGACATCGATCCGGTCATCGAAGTCCTCAGCCTTGATCCCTTCGCCCTCGTCCGTCTCGTATGGATAATCGGGGTCCGTATAATCGTGGATAATCTGTGCTAGAATCTTGAATTCCTGTTTTAAGCTCGCGTGAATGCGTGCCTGAATTGCGGACTGTACCTTCATCGCCCGCTCCATGATCGCAAGAGTGGTCCCAACGGGAGCATCTTGGTTCATGTCTGCTACTTTGAGGTCCGCCATGGAAGCGAATCGACGACCCTCTTCGACGATATTACCCAGTAACTGATAAAGGACCGAAGAAGGTTCCTTGTAAGGAAGGAAAGTGATATTGTCCCGGATAACACCGCCCGGAACATCAACGTCCCGGAATTCTCCGGGCATGATGGGCGTGTCGTCGCCCTTGATTCTGAGTCCACGAGTCTTTAGCCCTCCGGGTAAATTGGAAAGTGTGCCCGCATCCACCAGTTGACGCAGCAGACTGGTCGCTGATTTCGCGAGACCGCCGATCATGTGGATCAAGCCAAGGTTGTAAAAGCCGATACCGGGAACGTAACCGTAATGCACGAAATGTTGTTTTTTTATTCTGTGTGAGTCGTCTTCGGCCCAGTTCCGGTAAATCGACAAAATGGTGGCACTGCCCTTGTCGATAGTAATGACATATGGGAGTGCGACTCCATCGGGATCTTCCTGTCCCGGCAAGTCGAAATCTACATGCATCTCCAATAGTTCGTGGCGTTCTTCCTTCTCGAACGACGGACTCACGCCACCAATCTCGTTCAACTTCTCCGTGATCGGGTTCTCTTCTATATGGGACGCAGTCAATTCTACATCACGGTAAAACCCGTTGACCTGAAGTTTTCGTACCTGATTGGTACTCCTCTTCATTACATGGGTATAGCGTTCCGCCTGTTCCAGATCCGCCTCGTTATATGAAACCACGAAATCTTCTGCGGGCACAAACATCGAAGTCGGTCGGCCAAGCGATGGATCGAAATAGATTTTACGAAATGCGGAACCTGCAAGAGGAAGGCTAAAAAGAAGCTTCTCGGTCTCAGACCGATATTCGGTCATGACTTCAAGAAGCTGGAAGTTCATATAGTCCTGAACACGACGAGCCTGTTTTTCCCGTTCCTTCGTTACCATTCCCCAGATCTGGGTTTTGACCGGACCCTTGGCTGGCATGATCTCCTGAATCGTCTGGCTCTGGAATCTTACCACGGCCTCGGAAAGCATGGGATGAAATACGCCACAGGCTCCAGCCCATGGGGTAGTACGATCCTCAATCTCCAGACCCAACTGGTCGAGCCCTTCCTCGTAGGTCTGCTCCCAATCGCCCCTGCTCCTCTTGTCTGCATCGAACTTGCCGATGAGATCAACGGCGATGGTACGCAACTCCTTATCTTCTATTGACTCGGCAAGATTTGAGTCGAACTCATCCTCGCCGCCCAACAATTCGGAAAGTGGATCGAAGTCCACTACCATGCTCCCATCGTCCATCTCGGTTAGGAGGGTATCTTCTGGAATCTCTTCTTCCTCCACGACCACGAGACCTTCCGGCCCCATCTCAAACTCGTCCTGATCTAAAAGGCCCGTCAGTGATTTATCTATCGGCATGACATACATCCGGTTCCAAATGGTTTTCGCAACCAAGACAAGTCTGGGGATATACCGCGTACTGGGTACTATCCCTGAAACTGAATTGTCTCTCGTTTAGTTTCACTTTACACTCAGGGCATAGCGAATCCACAAAATCCCTCTCGCTTTCACGGTGTAACACATTGTATCGTTCCCACCGATCATAGGATTTATCCGCCAGCTTCATCCACTCTGCATATGATATAGAGCCATCAGCACCAGAAATTGCGTCGAGGGCCAGCAGTATTACTTTCTTCGCACAAGCGTGGCTGCAAACAACAATATTCTGATGCCCCGCCCACAGGCCACCTGTTTTTGTTTCCTCGCCACACAAACTACAGACAGGAGTTTTGCCCGCAGTCGCTAGGGTATCGTGCTGTAGATAGCTAATAATAATCCGCCCGACGCATCGGCATGAGATCGTCCATGGGTTCATCACTGTCCAAGCTTATGAAGCCGCCCTGCCTGAACCTTAGCAACGCCTGAGTGGATGAGTCAACTAAATCATCATGATCGCCCGTAGGGAAAGAAGCGAATTGTTCAATCACTTCTTCCGCCCATCTCTTGTTCGGTGCCCATACATGGCCGCTATGAAACAAATCCGATACAGCATTTACTCGCGCAATTTTGTCGCGTCCTCTGCCGGGAGTGTACTCGGCAACGGGGATACCGATACGGCGAAGCTCGAAAATGAGTGGGCTTCCTGCTGCCTTTGCCTCCACAATAAATGCGTCCGGCTCGTATTCCTTCCACATCTCGTAGGCACGCGCCTTCAAGTCGGGAAACTCCAGTCGCTCCTGAAGTGCGTCCAGTAAAATGATGTTCGCGTTCTTGTCCTCGTCATAGAAAACGCCCCATGTGGTACATGCGCTGTAGTCCGCCGTTTCCTTGGCGAGAAACGCGGTGTCCCACGACTGAATAACAAATTCACAGGCGGGCGGTTTCCGTTCCTTCCATTCATTCCACCATTCCCTCTTGATGATGGCTGACTCTTCCGCAGTCGGATCTTGCTGGTACTGCGTACTCCACTTCGATACGGGAAGTTCTGCGTGTAGTGCCTCCAACTGCTCTATCGGCCAGAATCCGGGCCAAAGCGGTTTGCCGCTAGGCAGGATTGCGGGCAGTTCTATGATCTCCCATTCGTCAGCACCGCCACGCTCGATGGATGCCTTCAATATCTGGCCCGTCAAATCTTTCTTCGACCAGCGCGTCATAACTACACAGATCGCGCCGCCCGGCTGTAACCGCTGACGTGGACCAGAGGTGTACCATTCGTATGTCTTGTCGTAAACAGATGGATCGTTTTGCGCGGCTTCCTGCTCAGAATGCGGGTCGTCAACAATCAGGATGTCCGCACCCTTACCCGTAACAGCACCGCCTACCCCAATAGCGAAGTAGTCGCCCTGCTCGCTCGTGTTCCACCGGCCCGCCGCTTTCGAGTCTGCACTCAGTGCTACGTTCGGGAAGATGCGGTTGTAGTCGGGTGAACCGACCAGATTACGCACCTTACGACCGAATCCCACGGCCAATTCCGCCGTATGAGACGTCTGAATGACCTTTCTGTCAGGGAACTTGCCCAAATACCACGCAGGAAACAGATGAGAAGCGAACTCGGACTTCGTATGACGGGGCGGCATATTAATAATGAGTCGCTTCAATTCGCCCTCGGCAATACGATTGAATGCGTCCGCCATGATACGGTGATGGTTGCCCTCGATAAATGCGGGCCAAACCTGCCGAACAAATGCCAGAAAGTCCTCGTGGGCACCCTCACGATCCTTCGCGTCGTGCAATTCCTCCAGAAGACTCAGTATTTCCTTCTGCTGACCAAAAGGAAGACCCTCGACCTGACTTGAAACAGCAGCTACGTCCATTAATTACTCATTCCCGGTCGGATAACCAATGTCCTCATAATCACACTCGATCCAAACCCTTGCACCACACGAAAGCGGCTTGTCGGGAGAATAAACAACCCTCGAAGGGCCGTTTATTTTAACCGTATCGGCATATTCGTTCGATTTGTATGTCTTCACGGTTATCACTGGACGCTTATCGTCTTCGTGTTTCGCGTTCCAGCGAATGTTGTGCATGTTGACATGAACTCTGGCCTTCATTCTTGCGGTAAACGAACTAGGAAACCCGGCGTCTTGTCGCCATGCCAGCCGCCTAGCTGATTGAATTCGTAATACTCGACAGCTTCCTCGTAGGAACCGCCGGGACTCTCGTCCATGATCTTATTTATTACCTTTTCCTTGTCGTACATCACGACAGGGTCCATCCCGAACCGCTCCAGTACACCAATAACGCAATCATCATATCCGTCCATTACCAAAACATTTTCAATGCCAATGTCCAACAGTCGGTCAGATAGAACCGTCATTCAGAAACTCTCCTCTCTCCACAACAATATGGGCTAAACTGAACCATAAGTCGCTTCCGCGTGAATATCCCAACTCCGTAAGATAGTCTTCTAGTATCTCCCCAGCAGGTTTTCCAATGAACCTGATATTTTGGTGAGAACCAAAGAATGTATAATGGTCAGGATAATCCTCCGCAAGATTGTTCGCCGTGTAATCCGTCGGTGAACCACGACGTAACATACGCAACTTCTTCATGATCGAATAAGTATGAACTGCCTCGTCCAATACAGAATCTACGTCGGATATTTTTGTCATGGCAATTGGAACATACCACTAGAGCCGAAAAATTGAAAAAAAAATTTAAGGGGTCTAGGAGTCCCATGGCAAAAGTTTTTGAAAAAACCCCCAGCGTATGAACGTAAGAAGGTATGAGTAGTAGGGAGAGTGGAAAATTGTGCAATTTAGTGAGCAAAACTGTGTTTATAGATAAGTAAGGAGCTTCGCACTTTTTAGGGTCTCCCCCCCCCACGGGGGGGGTCGTGAAACCGATTGCGGGGGGGGGAGGATGCCCCCCCGCCCGCATGCGTTCCGCCTATCGGATTCTCCCTTGCAGATCGTCGTGGGCTTTCCACATTCTCCGCCCGTCCCGCTCCGCCCGTTGTGCTTCCGCCTCCGCACGCTCGACTATCTCCCGATAGATCTCCCGCCCGTTGCGACTCAACCCCTCCGCACCATTCTCCCGAACCGAGGCCCTCGGACTGAACCGCTCCCGAAGTTTGCACAGCCTCCGATACTGCCAACCCCATTGTCCTTCGTGGTAGTCCCGAAGGTAAAGGTACCAAGCCTCCGCCACGTCAAACCTATTGAAGTAGGCCACTATTCCCCCCCCTCAGTGTTCGGTCTACGCTCTATCATCTCAGAGTAGACCTTATGGTCTAACCCACACAGGTACATGCTCCGCATCATTCCGTCAAAGTCCACACCACCACGCCCCATCCCAAGTTCCTGATATGCGTCATATTGGTTGAGCATTACTTCGATGTCGCTTGTGGGGTTCCACATACTCCGCTTCGATCCGCTTTGTTCTAGCGTTTCATCGTGGGCTTTACGGAGTAGTCGCATCAACTCGTCGACTACAGCTTCGACAACCTCGGCCTTAAAGCTTTCCGAGGTCCCCACAAACCTACCCTGTGCCACTCGACCCAGCTTTAGACTTCCGTCCTCGTTACGGAGCGGAATGTCCTCGTAGATTTTCTCGTTAAACTCACTCATGGCTATCCTCCCGTTGGGGTTAGTGTTACTCCACTAATCTAGTCGGTTATGTGAAGATAGCAAACCGAGAAGAGAAGAACGCACCCGCCCGCATGTGTAATGGGACGGGTGCGGGTACTTAATAACGCTTCCTCCAAAAGAAATTGGTCATGGGTTGAGCGGAGTGCCTTTGAAGATAGGCACCCAAGTAAAGCACACAGCAAAACAAAGCCACGAACAAAAACGATCCGACTACCGCAAAAGCCATGGCTTGTACCATGAATGAATCAAACATTTAGTTCCTCCCTTTGGGGCTGTTATGCCCCGCAACTAAGAAACAAAACCAACATGATCACTGATATCATGCCAAGCCCACCTAATGAATCAGCTAATTCTCTCATTCCCCTCCTTGGGAGGCGGGGTGGAGCCGAAGCCCCACCCCTAAGTTATCTAATACCCGTAATCCTGATGGCAACCACAACCATACTGGATTCTGGAACGTCCACACCACGGACAGTCGATGATCCCCATCCCGTTCGATGCCTCCCGAAGAGCAGTTACCACGTCCTCTTCACACTTGACGTGTTTCTCAAGTATCGTACCAATCGTTACACTCTTGTTCAAACCATGGTTTCCGTGGATCGTATGCAACACTTTTCTGGCTGTTTCCATAAAGTCCACAGGTGGCTCCCCGCAACATTCGCAATCGTCATAAAATGGGTCCACTCGATACAGCCGAACGACACACGTCTGTGCCCCCCAACGAGGGCCACTTCCCTGTCTCAATAGACTCATTACTATCTCCCGCATACTACGTTAAGGTTTCCCGGCTCCATTCTCCGAGTCGAGTGCCGAACCCTGCTCCACACTCTCCGTGGCTTCTCCAATCCTCTTGGATCTGGGGTGGCGGGTACTTACCGTTTTATCGGAGACCACCCTCTGCGTTGTCTGACACACACAACATAACACACTTATATGAATGACGCAAGCATGACTTATTGCATGGATAAGAATAAAGAAAGGAAAAGAAAATAAAAAGGGTACGGACGTATGAATACGGTACGGACGTGTAGAGTTAAAGAAAATATATATACCATGTAAATGGTACGGACATTAAAGAAACAGCAATAATGAGTGCTTCTTAACGAAGCACAACTTCTTTGTGATTTGAAATGGTGCGGGTGCGGGGGGGACAAAAAAAGGGCGAGCCCCATCTCCTTTCCGGGCTCGCCCTCCTGACGGGATTAGCGTTTAGAGTTCTGCTCGCTCGACCTCCACGTCTACGACTTCAGGAATGTCGACACTGTCCAGATCAACCAAGTCTTGCCAGTTCTCCTCGACGTGTTCCCCAAAGACGTCGCGTGCATCGTCTTCACTCTCTGCTGACACTGTGTCAGAGATGACGAAAGTGAGAGTAACCGATACTGTACACTCGTACTCTCTCTTGATTGAGATCCTGCCTGCGTCCACCAGTTCCTGCAGGCGGTGCCTGAGCGAACAGTGCCAATCGGCATACCGTTCTGAGTCGAGGACGTCAGATACTTGATCTGTGTCCAGACCCACTTCGACAACGACTCCTTCGGGCAATTTGCGAAGCAAACCCGATTCCCCATTCTCAATAGTAGCTTCGTAATGGGTGAATGGTGTTGCTGTCGGTGTGTTCCTTGTTTCTGACATTTTCTGTCTCCCGTCTAAAGTTAACTTCTGCTGACCCATGAACGGTACAACGATAAGATTGTACCGTCAACTGATCCACAAAATGACAGAAAATTAATGCATTGATATATTTTTTAAATGGTACGGACGTCATATAGGAATGGTACGGACGTCATATAGGAATGGTACGGACGTAAAGAATGCTTCGGACGTGGGGAGGGGCTGACGCCCCTCCCCATCTCGTCCAAATATCAGCGGATGATCGGGCCAGACTTGAACCAATCCCTGACTGCCTCCACGCTCCCGTGACTGACGCCCGGCGGAATTTCATTGTAAACATACTTACAGATCTCAACAATTGCCTTCTTATTTTCCCCGTCAGCGTGGCCCATTGCTCCCATAAGGTCATTCTCCATGACCCGTGTAACAAAGTGTCCTGCAGGCACACGGAGGCAGTAACGATCAATCCCACCGAGCGTTGTGAGTTTCACGTTAGGGTAGCGAGCCCAACGCTCGTCATTATTGAAGACCCAATTTCTGATGTGTTGCTCGAACATTTTTGCCCCCCTTTGAGAGTGAATCCTTCTGACGCATGAACCATATCAGGGTGGCATCATGGCGTCAAAACATTAACAAAACAAATAAATAATAGATTGTAGGAATGGTACGGACGTCCCATGGCAATGGTACGGACGTAAGGACTCCTTCGGAGACTTATTTATTTAAAAGAAAATGGTTCGGGCGTGGGGGGGGCTGACGCCCCCCCCGTCCCCGTTGCTAGTAGATCGAAGGTGCCTTCTCCCCTTTGTGTCTTCGTCCGTAGCAATCACACCCCGGAAATGGTTCACCGGGTCTAGGACCATCGTTGCCCATTATCGTTCCCGCTTCAGGGTGCCCACAGTCCTGATAGGTACCGTCCACGACCCATGCCTGATTGTCGTAGTCATACTGAATGCGAGAATCTTTTCTGTCCGTTCTCAAACTCATAATGCGTCTCCCGTCAAGAGTGAATTCCGCCTACCCATGAAGCATATCATGGTAGCATCGTGGCGTCAACACACCAACAAAACGAAGAAATAAGAGACCCTAGCAATGGTACGGACGTCCCATGGCAATGGTACGGACGTAAGGAGTTAAGGAGTTAAAGAAAATATATATACCATGACAATGGTACGGACGTTAAGAAACAGCAACAGCAATAAGGAGTGCTTCGCACACTTG